ATAAACTGTGCCAATAACTTCTGGTCAAAGTTTTTATAATCGACATCCATAAAATATTTATACTGCTTGAATTTAGAAATAAAATCTGTCACATCTAATGATTTCATATCGAGTCCCAATCCGTGAAATAGCTTTTCTTGATTAGATTTGAAAGCTGCTTTCCATCTACCGAAAAGAAATCTTCCCATCAAGAAGGATTCCATTGGAGGCGCTATAAAAGCTCTTGTTGTTCCATAATGTACTTTCTCTAATTTACGAAGCTCATCTTTCAAACATGCCTTCCATATACTAAAAGTACGTTTGAGGTTCTTTGCTTGTTCAATCTTATTGTTGAATACTCGTTTAAAGTATTTAGTCAATTTGTCATCTTTTAGATAGAAACCTTCAACGAATTTATCTTCTCCAGAAGTTCGATACATATTCAAGATTCGTTTTCTCTCCAAGAAATTATTTTTAGTTGTTGCCCCAAGATTAGTCCATGGTATTCCTGCTGAACTCTTTTCATTCAACTTATCGAAATCATCATTGAAATATTGTCCATTCAAAGATTCCCACATCGCAGTTTTGCTGTTTGACGATGTTCCTATAGCATGACCTCGCATAACTTCAATCATATACTCTTTCAGTTGTTCAATCATAGTGGACATAATATCAGCAGGTATTTCATAAGTCTTCCCTGCATAACCTGATAATTGAGTAACTAAAATAGATGGGTTACCACGACTGTCGTTGAGCAATTTTGAAGTGTCAGGTACATGTGCTTCAATTAAAGCTGATGGTTTCTTTGTCTCTTCAAAACAACCATAAAATGGAGCTTTATAGTGATCAGTCTTTCCTTTCACGTCACATGGTGGTTGGTTTTTCTCCAAATCTCCATAATATTTTATTGAGTCATCACTATCAACTGGTAAATGAACACCAATATCTGAATCAGATATCAATGTATGAAAATTATCATATTTATTGGGTTTTGCCCATGTAACTTTTGGAAACCCAGTCCCAGATTGAAATGTTCCTTCAGATGCATATGATTTTTCTGTCAAGACATGCAGACGTTCTAAACTCAAAATGGCGATTAACCCAGTTGATCTACTATCCAAACATCCATCTTTCATCGTTACTACATTAGATGCCGAACCAATATGCATTCCAATCAATTTTCTTGTTGCACTGGGATGTAACATAACGACTGCTCCACCACAATCACCGGGGATCGTTTGAGCGTTCATCATAGGTAAAGTCTGCATTGCAAATATTTCACATTTTACATTAATTCCTGATAGTTTCCCTTCATAATTCTTGATATATGAAATCATACCCGGTATAATAAATCCTTGTTTTGGTAAATACTGCAAACAATACTTTGTTAATGACCTTGATCCGATGTCATGATCTTTGGGTACGTATTTTAAAGCACTCAATGGGAAAGTCAGATTTTGAGTCGGTCTATTTTCTGGTGTTATTTTCTTGTATTCTGGGTCTTTCAAAGGAAGAATTACTGCTCCACATAATTCCCAATCTTTACAATATTTGACAACACGTGCTAAATAACACTCTTTACCTAATACTGCAGCACCAGTAGATCTTTTGAATAAAACAATTTCATCTTTACCAAATACTAAATGAGAGGGGAACACAATATAACGACCAACACCAATTCCAAATAGAGCTGAGCCTTCACACTCCACACTAAATACCTGGACATTGAGTTCATCTCTAATCCGCTTCAAAATCGCATTTGCGTTAGGATCTACTGCACTTTCATACTTTGCATCTTTGAGAAGAGCTTCAGTACCCTCAAAAGTACCAGCACTAGCTGCCGGGAATTTAACTTGTACATTCTCTCCCTCATCGAAATCCAGTGTTTTAGTAATGTCAACTACATCAACTCCCTCAACGCAAGAAGGTACATAGTCCTCTTCGCCAAAAGAATCATCACTGGCAGAGATATCTATACCCTGTGTTAATCGCTCAAACATCTTTGTGGATTCATATGTACGTACTGTTCGATTTTCTCGTTTGCTTTGTTTTGTTCCTGAATCTTCAACTTCATACCGTCTGACAGTACGATTTGTGCGTTTCTTTTGCTGCGATCCAGAATCTTCATTTTCATATTTACGAATGCTTCGATTTGTACGTTTCTTTTGCTGCGATCCAGAATCTTCATTTTCATATTCATCATCTGTGCTATCATCATTACGTTTCTTATAACTTGTAACAGTTTTTGGTCTTCGTCCAAGATGTTGATCATATGGGTTACTATATTCATATGAACCTTCAAAGCAGATATATTTAGTACAGCGTCCATGTTGATCTACCAGCAATTTTAACTCCTCAGATAGGTATTTTTCTGGTAAATAAATCTCATTAGCTTCAACTCTGTCCAAACATAAAGAGAAAGCAGCAGGATCAATTTGTTTATTCTTTAAACACGCAAAGAAAATCAAATTAACTCCTTTATACACAAAAGACTTCACGGTACCAAAAACAATTGGCTTACCTACACTAAGATAACTCAGATTTCCAAAAGATGTATTATTTTGATCGACAAACACAACAGTGCCATCATTAATCTGAGAATATATCTTCCTTTTCTTAAAAATAACTTTTGAACTTTCAAATTCTCCTGTGAACATCTTCTTTTCTTCCGGATATTTGTTCCAGATTGGATCCATGAACCATGTCTTTGTTTTCTTAACAAGGAAAGACACTATCTTGTATATAACCCAGAGAATAAAAGCTACAACAGCTTTTGCTACCAATGAATTAAAGAAGGCCGTACAATCAACATTCGACGATTTTGCTGGATCTTCTCCTATTTTAATCCATGTATGCACACGCATGAAGTTGATAACCAAGCACATAGCAAAGAAACCATTTAATCCCAGCAAAACCAAG